AACAGTTAAACGAGAGCGTGTCTATCTAAGAATTAAAATACTGGGTGAAGCATTTGATAGCGTTGTTTCTAAATTAGAATCTGGTAATTTTGTAATACAATAAAGGAATAATATGAAAAAAGTAGTGGGAATTTGTGGTCTTATTGGACACGGTAAAGACACAGCGGCAGGTTTTTTAATTGAACAAGGATATCAGCGCATTAGTTTTGCTGGTGTACTTAAAGATACATGTGCTGCGTTATTTGGCTGGGACAGAATTCTACTAGAAGGTAACACAACTGAGAGTCGTGCCTTTAGAGAGCAAGTAGATACATGGTGGGCAAATCGTTTAGACATACCCGATTTTACACCACGTTATGCCCTACAGCATATTGGCACAGACGTTTTTAGAAGAAATTTCCATCCTGATATCTGGGTAGCGGCATGTGAACGCCAGATTGAAATGACAGATAAGAACGTTGTTATCAGTGACTGTCGTTTTTATAATGAGCTCAATGTTATCAAAAGATTGGGCGGAAAAACAGCAGTAGTGTGGAGAAATGAAAAACCAACATGGTGGAACTGGGCCGTAAAAGCAAATCAAGGTAGTCTAGAAGCAAATCATATTATGAATGAGGGCGATGTACACCCAAGTGAGTGGAGTTGGGCTGGCTGGAATTTTGATTTTCGCATAAATAACACCTCAACTTTAGATAATCTAAAATCTGAAGTACTAAAAAATCTTAGTTAACTACACACATAACTCTATATCAGTGCTTATTTCAGGGCTATTGCATAAATACGATTAGAACAGAATGACAAGTTCTAATAACGTTATTATATAAAGGAGAGCTCTAAAATGGCAAATCTAGTTTCACCTGGCGTACAGGTTACAGTAACAGATGAGTCGGTTTATGGTCCAGCGGGTGCCGGCACAGTTCCAGTTCTATTCGTAGCAACTGGTCAAGATAAGGTAGACCCAACAGATACAGAAACTGATGGTATTGCGAAATATACCAAAGCAGCCAATGCGGGTAAGCCAATTCTAGTTACATCACAGCGTGAACTTACACAATACTTCGGTAACATTGATTTCCGTACAGTAAGTGGTACAGTACAACAGGGTGATGAAACAAACGATTATGGTCTACTAGCGGCTTATAGTTTCCTCGGCCAAAGTGCGGCGGCTTATATCGTCCGTGCTGACGTTAACTTAACACAACTACGTCCTAGTTCAAGTGAGCCAACTGGTGATCCAGATAACTTAACTTACTGGGTAAATCCAAATGGCACTAGTTATGGTATCTATGAATACTCTACTAGTGGTATATGGACAGCAGTTACTCCAACAGTTGAAATTGTTAGTACAGCAGGTTCGGCATCTGCCACTGTTGTTAACGATAGTTTCCTAGTTGAAGTTGTTAACGGCGCAAGCGAAACACAAATTATTTACTACAAAGGTGTAAGTGGATCTTGGGATGCACTTGATAGTGGATATTCAGCAAATGACGTAACATTTGCTCCACACTACAGCGCACCAACATCTCCTACAGCAGGAGATATTTGGATTAGAACAACTACTCCAGCAGGTGGTTTAGATGTAGACATTTCATTGTTTACAACCACTGGTGGTAGTTTTGCTGCCAAAACACCAATTTATGCTAACGACATTGCTACAGATCCAACTGGTATTGCTGGTGATGTTAACCAAGACGGTACAGCAGGTTCTGCTCGTACATTAGTTGACGGTGATATTTGGTTAGCAATCGATTCAACAAATGGTTTAGTACAAATCAAGCGTTGGGACGACACAACTGCTGGTCAACAGTGGGACGATATTGCTACTAACGCATCAGTCGCTACAGGCGGTTATGTAATGGAAGCAAGTACCACTCAACCAACTGGTAATCCAGCCGATGGAACCATTTGGTACGATCCAGATGTTGACGACCTAGACATTTATGAAGTAGCACTAGACGGTGGTGTTCAGAAGTGGATGAAAGCAAGTGACGTACAATACGGTTCAAGTGCTCCGCTAACTGATACAGCAGGTGGTGCTCTAGCAGACGGTGATTACTGGGTTGACACTGACGAAGATGGTTACCCTGTAATTTACAGACATAACGGTACGGATTGGGTACTAAAAGATAACACAGACCAAAGCACAAGCGATGGTGTTGTATTTGGTGACATTACTGATTCTGCTAACGCAGGTGGTGCTTATGTAGCAGCCGCTGATGTACTAACAGACGGTCCAAACCCATTAGTTTATCCAACTGTTACTACAGGTGTTAACATGTGTCGTAGTGCTGGTACTGTTCGTAAGTACGACAGTTCACTAGGTACAACATGGAAGTGGCGTAACTTTGCTAGCAACCAAGCAGACGGAAGCGGTAGTTTCCTACGCAAGGCTCAGCGTAAAGTAGTTGTTGCAGCTATGCAAGCAACTGCTAGCGCAAGCGAACTTCGTGAAGATACAATTCAATTCCGCTTAATTGCTGCTCCTGGTTATCCAGAAATGTTTGACGAAATGGTTACACTAAACAGTGATAGAAACGAAACAGCGTTTATCATTGTTGACGCTCCATTCCGTCTAAACCCAACAGAAGCAGTTAACTGGATTCAAGGCACAGGCGCTATTGAAAATGGCGAAGATGGTCTAGTAGGTAAAAACACCTATGCTGCTGCTTACTACCCAAGTTGTTTAACAACTGATCCAGTAAGTGGTAACAGTGTTGTTGCTCCTCCATCACATGTTGCTTTGTACACTTATGCGTACAATGACAATGTGGCATTCCAATGGTTTGCTCCAGCAGGTTTGACACGTGGTCAAGTACAAAACGCAAGTAACGTTGGTTATTTGAATAGCGAAAACGAGTTTGTTCCAGTAGCATTGACTCAAGGTCATAGAGATGCTATGTATGAAAACAAACTTAACCCAATCGCAAGATTCCCTGCAGAAGGTATAGTAGTATTCGGTCAGAAATCACTACATACTGCGGCAAGTGCTCTAGATCGTGTTAACGTAGCACGTCTAACAGCATACTTGAGAGAGCGTTTTGCTGTTATTGGTCGTCCATACTTGTTCGAGCCAAATGACGAAAACACTCGTAAGAATGCTAAAGGTACTTTTAACGGATTCTTGGGTAACATCCTAGCACAGCGTGGTGTATACGATTATGCTGTTGTGTGTGACACAAGTAATAACACACCGGCAAGAATTGATCGCAACGAACTATGGATTGATGTTGCTATTGAACCTACTAAATCGGCAGAATTTATCTACATTCCGATTCGTATTGTCAATACTGGTGAATTATAAGATAAAACTACACTTAACTAAAGAAACAACGGCGTCAGAAATGGCGCCGTTATTTTTTGAGCATTTTGTATAAATACAAGTATAGAAAAGATTACTTTCATATAAGGAGAAACAAAATGGCTGTAATTACAAATTTTGGCGTCCCAGTTACTGGCGGCAACGCTGATTCTTCACTAATGCCAAAACTACAATATCGTTTCCGTGTAACGTTTAGTGGTTTAGGGACAACCACTGCTGGTATGCCCAAAGTTACACAAAACGTTATTAGTGCTCAGCGTCCTTCTGTAGAACATGAAGAAGTGACACTAGACGCTTATAACAGTAAAATTCGTATGCTTGGTAAACACACATGGCAGGACGTTCAAATCGTATTACGTGACGACGTTACTGGCGATGTTGCTAAAGCAATTGGTGAGCAACTACAGAAACAAGTAGATCATGGTACTCAAAGTACTAGAAAAGCAGGTGCTGACTATAAATTTAGTATGAAGATTGAAACACTAGACGGTTCTAACGGCGGACCAGCCGCGGCGGAAACAGGTGCTCATATACTAGATACATGGGAACTAGTTGGTTGTTATCTACCTAGTGTACAATACGGTGACTTAAACTATAGTTCAAGTGAAATGGTACAGATTACAATGACTGTGCGTTATGACAATGCTAGCCACTCAATTGTTGGTGTTGGTGATGTACTTGGAGTAGATGGCGGCACGACACTTCCAACTGATGCAGACTCTAGAGCGACGAGAATCGCGTAAAGGTAATTAACGATGGCGGTAGTCCTAGGTCCTTATAACGCTGCTAGTGGAGTCTACGGGCAAAATCAAACTGGTGGTAGGAATACACAGCCACTTATACCTAGAGACAAATTCAACTTCGTTGTTAAATTAACATACAGGAATCCTTCAGCAAAAGAAGGATTCCTGACTGTTGTTTTTGACAAAATTGCTAGCATAGCAATGCCAAACGCTAGTGCTAGAACACAAGTTCTTAATCAATATAATAGAAAAAGAATCGTACAAACTGGTTACGATTATACACCTATTACAATAAGTGCTTATGACACAAGAGATGCCCAGTTAGAAAAATTTCTAAATGTGTATTGGGAACATTACTTTGCTGGGCCATTTATTAGAAAAGATGAAAAGCAATTTATTGATGATCTTATATATACAGGCACGTTTGGTGGTGGACAAACCAGTAACGCAGGTTTTAGACTATCAAACTTTAAATATTTTATTAAAAAAATTGAAATCGTAAGAAAAAGTTCTCCGGAAGATATCAGTTTAACTACAGTATACAATCCTGTTATCACGTCTGTTGATGCTGATGGGCTAGACTATTCAGATAGTACTCCAATGAAATACGGACTTACTTTTGCTTATGAAGGCTTCACTACAGTGTCTGGAGACAGTAAAGAATTTCGTGATCTACTTATTGATACAGGATTAGAGAACAGCGAAACAATTGAAACATAGGATAGTGATCTATGGCTAAGTTTCAGCAAGGCATATACACATTATTAAATCCAGGAAAGTATGTAGGCAAACACATGCCTAGATATCGCAGTGGTTGGGAACTCGCAGTTTTTAGAATGTGCGATAACCATCCTAATATAATAAAGTGGGGAAGTGAAACACATCGTATACCTTATAAAAATCCTGTCACAGGTAAGGCAACGACGTATGTACCAGATCTATTAATGATATATACTGATAGAGAAGGCAAACAACATGCTGAAATGGTAGAAATCAAACCTGCCGGACAAACATTAGGCGAAGCAAAGGGTAGACAAAACCAGTTAATGGCGGTAGTCAATCACGCTAAATGGGAAGCGGCTAGAGCATGGTGTAAAGGAAACGGGCTTGGATTTCGTGTTATTACAGAAAACGAAATTTTCAACAAGCCACAGAATTCCAAAAGGAAAAAAAGATGACCAAAAAACTTGAAGAAGAATTCAATCTCCCTCCACTTGATGATATTGTTTTTAAGGGTGAAGAGGATACTCCCCTTGTAGATCGAACCGAAGTAGATGTACAAAATGAGATTACAGTTACCAAACAAACAATGGATGTAACTGAAAGGGTAGACACAGCGTTGCCTATCGTACAAGGACTAGAACAACTAGACAGAGAAATGGACGAATATGCTACTAAAGCAATGCGTACATTTGAAGATTTGTGTGATTTAGGCAAAAATGTAGAAGACAGACATGCTGCTCCTATATTTGATAGTGCTAGTAAAATGCTCACAGCGGCACTACAAGCAAAACAAGCCAAACTAGACAAAAAATTAAAGATGATTGAACTACAAATGCGTAAAGCAAAACTTGATTTAGACACTAGAAAAGTAGATGCTAGCCTGGCAGATAAAGAAGAAAATCCAGAAGAGATTGAAGGTAGAATTATTGGGGATCGAGCTAGTCTACTAGCAGATATTATGAGCAAAATGAAAGAAACGGATAAATAATAGTAACGGAGAATTAGTGCTATGAAATCTTTTAAACAATATTTACAAGAATCAAAACAATCTTTTGGATTTCGTGTCAAACTTGCTCATGAGCCTACTGATGCTCAGATTGAGAAAATTGAAAACCATCTAGCAAAATACGACCTTGAAGGTGGTGTAAGTGCGCCGAAAAAACTAATGTTACAGAGTGCACCCTATGATTTCCCTCAATTACGCGGTTACGAAATTTATGTAATGGAATTTTCAACTGCTCGTCCAGTGAGTGCGTATCAGATTACTACTGAATTACAAAATTTACTAGGATTAAGAGACGGTATGATGAAAGTCAGAAGTGACAGAGAGCCACTTGAAGCGGCGGAACAAGCGTCGATTGACGGAGAAGAAGGCAGACCAGTATTATTAGGCGATGATGATTACAGCGAAGCAGAAAAAATTGACGGCGCTGATTATTATGGCGATAAATTTAACACAAGTTTTGTACAAGAGCTTTTAAAACTCCGTAAAGATAAAGAAAAAGAAATCGCGGGGAAAGAAATCGATGAGTGATATTAACAGAATTTTGGCATTGTCCGGATTAGCACAAAATGGTATTAACATGAGAGCAGCAGTTTCAGATGTAGACGAATCAATTGAAAAAGACAGCGAGATGGCAGAAGCAGTTGGCGACAGTGCCGAACCTTTTTATAAACTACAAGATGATTTTTGTGGTGGTGAATCCCCAAGTCATGCACACAGAGCATTTATTGATGAAATAGCTCGTTGGATGACCGGTGATCAGGTTGCAGATTTTGTAGAACATATTCGTAGACATTATGATATGAATGACACAGAAGAGAATGTTGAAGAAGCAGACAGTGAATTGTCAGTTATGGCAAACAGTAGAGATAAAGTAGAAAGCACCTACGCTGCGATTATAAAAGGTGATGCGGAGCAAACTGAAGTAGGCGATTATATTGGTCATGGTATGACAAAAGACCAAATACTTAAACTCATTGACATGCTAGAGCCACAAGGCTACGACAAAGATTTCTTGTTAAAGGATCTTGCTCCGATGATGGAAGCAGGTGGCGACAAGGTAGATAACAGTGAACTAAGCAGAATTTTAAAGTTATCAGGACTTGAAGTATCAGAAGACCAAATTGATGACGAAGAAGTAGACGAAGCACAAGTAACTGAAAACAAAATGAGTGAGAAGGTTACTGAAATCGTTGACATAATTATGAAATTAGCAGAACGTGAAACAGAGCAGTGGGCAGACGATCCAGAAATGGATGGTGGAGATGCTAACTACTTTATGAGCGTTGCCAGAGAACTAGAAGGTAGTGATTGGGATATGGCCCGTGACGCTATCTTAGATGGTGATACAGCGCCAAAAGAAGAAGTATTAAGCATTATCGCTGATAACTCTCCAGAATTATTAAAAGCACTATTTCCGCAAGATGCTGAAAAAGAACAGTACTTGGCAACTATGCGTAGAGAATCAATATCAGAACAACTCAAAGATGAGTTAATAAACGAACTTATGGGAGACTAAGTTATGAATGATCTAGAAAGAATTCTCAATCTAGCAGGAGTACATTATGAGGCTCCTGTAGCAGAAGAGACAGCAACAACTGAACGTGAACTTAAAGAAGGTATCACATCATTACAGTGTAAGCATTGTGGTGATATGTTAGGACAGCCAACCACAGATTGTGGTTATGACAGTATGGATCCAAAAGGTGATAACTGGGTTATGGTAGATATCGATGGTGACGGAGATCCTGATCTTGCTATACAAAAAGAATCAAGTTGCAGCTGTTGTAATGAAGATCCATGTGGATGTGATGATGATTGTGAATGTAAAATGAATGAAGCATCATGTGGTTCTAATAAAAAGCATAAACATGAATCAGTTGAAGAAGAACTTGAAGAAGCAAAGGCTGAACTTGATGAAGAGCCAAACGAAGGCAACGAATTCTCACATGAACTTAAAAAGGCTAAAGACGCTGGCGAAGACGAATTTGAAGTAGACGGCAAGAAATACAAAGTTAAAGAATCAGAAGAACAACTCGATGAAATTCAAGCAGTTGATAATGACACGGGAGAAGTGTATACAGGCCCTAACAAGGGTAAGATTTCTAAAAGGCATCTTACTAAAAAACCTTATGATGATGAAGCATTGCGCTCACTTAAGAAGGAAGAAGTTGTTGAAGAAGAACTTGAAGAGATTTCAGAAGCACCAACAATGGATACTACTCAACTAATTCACTTGCTAAAACTTTCAGGCATTAGCGAAGAAAAAATTAACGAACACATTGAAAAACTAAGTGAGCAATGGGCTAATACACCTGATGGCGTTGGCGAAAAAGAGCCAACAGTTCATGGTGATGAAGATAACTACAACTTTGCTCAAGCAGTTAACCTAAGTCTAAAGCGTTACTTAGACGCACAAGATATGAAAGTTAGTGTTAACGAAAGTCATACAGTAGAAGGCATGAAAGCCAAGTATGACGCAATCAAAAACAAATAAACCTAGGACCGTTAATTCTAGGCTGAGGTTTGGCCGCTACCATAATGTAATTCGCTACTTACATTTAAAAGCGGCCTTTTTTATCAGGTAAATACATACATGGCAGTAGATACCAAATTAACTAAAACCCCGTATAAACGAGAAGAGTACACACAAGAGCAACTACTTAATCTTGCTAAGTGCGCTCAAGATCCCAAGTATTTTATGACTGAATTTTGTTATATTCAGCATCCAGTAAAGGGACGTATGAAATTTAATCTTTTTGATTATCAAAGGGAACTTGTAGACGTCTATCATGAAAATAGATACAGCATTGCTATGCTTGCTAGACAGATGGGTAAGAGTACAGCGGCGGCTGGATATCTGTTATGGTACGCAATGTTTAATCCAGATCAAACTATCTTAATTGCGGCACACAAATACAGTGGCGCACAGGAGATTATGCAGCGTATACGTTTTGCCTATGAAACTCTGCCTGACTTTATTCGTGCTGGCGTTACAGCATACAACAAAGGTAGTTTAGAGTTTGACAATGGTAGCCGTATTGTAGCACAAGCAACGACAGAAAACACCGGACGTGGTTTGAGTATTTCACTAGCATACTTGGACGAGTTTGCGTTTGTTAGACCCTCGATTGCTCGTGAGTTTTGGACATCACTTTCACCTACATTAGCAACTGGTGGTAAATGTATCATTACCAGCACTCCTAACCAGGATGACGATCAGTTCGCACAAATTTGGAAAGAAAGTCTTAAAAATTTAGACGAGTATGGCAATGAACAAAAAGTTGGACGTAATGGATTTGCCAATTATCTAGCAGATTGGAAGGCTCATCCAGATAGAGATAGAGAGTGGGCTGCTGTAGAAGAAGGTAAAATAGGTGAAGAACGATTCAGACGAGAACATAACTGTGAGTTCATTGCTTATGATGAAACTTTAATTGATAGTTTAAAACTTATACTACTACAAGGTAAAGATCCCTGGGCAAAACAAGGACAGGTGCGTTGGTTTAAGCCTGTTGAAAAAGACAAACTTTATATGGTAGGTTTAGATCCTAGTTTAGGTACAGGCGGAGACAACGCCGCTATACAAGTTTATGAACTACCAGGGTTAAAACAAGTAGCAGAATGGCAACACAACAAAACACCTATTCAACAACAAATGCGTATCTTACAGCAGATTATCAAGTATCTACAGGACGAAGGCGTTCCTGAAGAAAGCATATACTACAGTTTAGAGAATAATACACTGGGAGAAGCCGCACTGGTTATGCTAGAAGAAATGGGTGAAGAAAATATTGGCGGTACTATGATAACTGAAAGTAGACGTCGCGGTCCTGGTAGAATTAGAAAAGGATTTACAACTACACACAAGAGTAAATTAGCCGCTTGTGCTAAACTTAAACAATGGGTGGAAACAGATAGAATTGAAATAGCAAGTAAAAACTTGCTCAGAGAACTAAAAACGTTTGTTGCCAGAGGACAAAGTTATGCCGCAAAAGAAGGTGAAACAGACGACTTAGTTATGGCTCTGCTATTAGTAGTTAGAATGACTCAGGAAGTAACCAAGTATGAGGACAGTGTTTTTGATTTCTTACAAGGAGAAGTTGAAGATGATGATTACGAAGAGCCTATGCCAATGAGCTTTTTATAACGCTTTGGCATAAATACAGTATAGGAGTACACAATAGTATGAATGAATTAGCAGAAGAGTTGTTTAATATTTTAAAAGGCGCCAATTACAAATTGCGTCTATTTACTGCTGAAGGTATCAAAACACTACAGCCAGAAGAAGCAACTCGTTTTTATGCTTACGATCAAGACTTGATGGTAACACTGAGAAAAGAAGATGCTAAGACAGAGATATTGGTACAAGCAGGCCAGGAGTATGATATTCCTGGTAACAGAAGACTACTAGACAGTATTAAGTCAGTAGCCCATAAGAATTTAGGTGAGTATACAGTGAGAAAGTTCGATAAAAAAATTGCGCCAAAGGACTTCGCACACCAGAGTGTCGTACAAGAAGGCTTCAGCAAACCATTTGGTAGCATTAAAACAAGTTACATTAAAATGCCTGAAGCACGATTAATTATTAAGCACACAAAGGGTGTGAATGAAGAAGTACGTGGCGCTCGTAGTAGAAACATTCACGCACTGTTTATTGAAAACTCACAAGGTGAAAAATTTAGGTTCCCACATAGATATATGTCGGGTGCTAAAGCGATGGCGATGCACGTCAACGAAGGAGGCACACCATACGATGCTACAGGCGAAGCAATCTTAGCAATGTGTGAAGAGATCTCCGCTCTTAATAAGTTTTTAAAACATGTTAAGGGAAATAATCTCATGAATGAAACAAATGGTGATATTGTTGAAGCAGTAAGTGATAAACTTAACGGCTACAAAAACACCATCAATAGTTTGTCAACAGTAAGGGGTTATAACAGTTTTCAAGTTCAAGAGAATAATGAAGATACTAAAAATAATGTTGACATTACCGAAAAGTTTTTGTACAATACAGTAACTACTGAGGAAATGAAAAACATCTTCTCAAAAGTAGGCTCTATTGTCGCTGAAAGGAACGAGAGGGATAGTAGTGAAAAATCCGCAATTAAAGGTTTATACGATTGTATTCTAAACAACACACATGGTATTACCATAATGGAAAACGATCCAGAGCATCCTGCGTTTTTACAGAACGTAAGCGAGGAAGCACGTTTAGCGGCCACTCTATCCTATCTCGCCAATTTAAGTGAGAACGAGGATACGGTAAAGCATCTTACTGGACTAAGTGAGATGATAAATAACGGCATGCTACCAAACAACCGTGCTATGGTTGAAAAAATGGTAACATACTTGGAAAGTGTAGACAACGAACAAGGTGAAACTAGTTCAGTTGCTCTAGACGAAGATATTATGCTAGAACTTCGTAAAAGAATTTCTTAATAATATCAAAGACTTAGGCAAAAAAGTGCTTGACAGTAGGCACTATAATATGTATACTGTATAGGCTAACAAAGGCAAAGTGTACTTGAGTACACAACTTAAAAACTAATATAGGCTAATATAGGAGAAACATTATGGCATCATTAGCAGAAATCAGAGCAAAACTGCTCGAACAAGAAAATCGTTCTACTACTAGAACATCCTCAGGCGGCGACAACGCAATTTTCCCACATTGGAATATCCCAGAAGGTTCATCAGCAACCTTACGTTTCCTACCAGACTCAGATGAAAATAACACGTTCTTTTGGAAAGAGCGTCAAATGATTCGTCTCGAATTTCCTGGTGTTAAAGGTGGAGACGAACACAAATCCGTAACGGTCCAGGTTCCATGTGTTGAAATGTGGGGCGATAGTTGCCCAATTCACGCAGAAATCCGTCCTTGGTTTAAAGATCCAAGCATGGAAGATATTGCTCGTAAGTATTGGAAGAAGCGTTCTTACGTCTTCCAAGGCTTTGTAACAAACAGCGAACTACAGGAAGATACTGTTCCTGAAAATCCAATTCGTAGGTTTGTTATTAGCCCACAGATCTTTAAGATCATTAGTCAGGCACTTATGGATCCTGACTTCCCAGAAATCCCAACAGACTATGAAGCAGGTACAGATTTCCGTATTGTGAAATCTACTAAAGGTCAGTATGCTGACTATAGTACTAGTAATTGGGCTCGTAGAGAGCGTTCGCTAGATCAAACTGAACGTGATGCTATTGCGGCTAACGGTCTGTTTAACTTGAATGACTTCTTGCCCAAGAAGCCAAGTGCTGAAGAGTTGGGAATTATCTTCGAAATGTTTGAAGCAAGTGTAGATGGTCAGTTGTATGATCCAGCACGTTTTGGTGATTACTATCGTCCGTATGGTGTAGATGCTCCTAGCAGTTCAGGTACTGCTACTACAGCACCTGCTCCAGCACCTCAACCTGCTCCAGTAGCGGCAACACCTGCTCCAGCACCTCAACCTGCTCCAGAAGCGGCAGCACCAGCACC